CCAGGGTTCCAATCTGGTGAGTATGATTTTTATTTTAGAGGTGACAATATTGGTATTGATGCAATAGGAGATTTAGTTGATACTGCAGAGTCAATGGGATTGGTTAATAGAACTGGTGCATGGTATCAGTTAGATGACGGTACAAAGGTGCAGGGTCGTGATGGTTTTATTGCTCGTGTTAAAGAAGACCTAGATTTACAGGAACAACTTAAGAAAAAAATAATTAATGCCTGAGCAAAATTTTACTGTATATCCTGGAAAATGGCCATGCAAGACTTGCCAAGAAGTTGTAACATCTTTAAGGTATTGGCCAGAAACTGGAAATGTAACATGGATGTGTACACAAAAACATATCTCAAAGGTTAATCTATTGCCTCCAACAAAGAAGGATTATGAGCGAAAAGAACGAAAGTAAAAGAATAGGTGCTAAGCAGCATAAGAATTCTGGTAGAAATACACAGAAGGGCGATGCTACTTGGAGGGGATTTGTTGTTGACTTTAAAGAAGCCAACAAATCTTTTACATTAAACAAAGATGTATGGGCAAAGGCTGTTACTGACTCTATTCAGGCAGGCAGAGATAAGTCTCCAGCCATTGTTGTAATTCTTGGAGAAGGCAATACAAAGGTACGACTTGCTATAATTGAAATGAACATGCTAGAGCAATTAACAGAGGAGGAATATAATGTCTGAAACAGGAACACAGAAAACAACACTTGACATGGTAAATGGTTTAACGGAGATTGCAGATTATATGCAAGATGAAGAGTTAACCGTTGCATTAACTATGATTGCAAAGATTATTATAAAGCCAGATATTCCCCTACAGGCTGCTAGTCTTGAAATCGTAAGGCTACAGGCTATTGCAGCAAAGATGTCTTTTAAAGCCACTTGGATGGCTAATGTTGACAAATCTGACAGGGCAAAGAAAAATATATACTTTACAGCAGCACAAGCAATAAACGATTTGGTCTCAGCGCTTAAATACATAATGCGCTAACCTGCTATAATTAATATAAACAAAGGATGAAACATGGCTAAAAACTTACTAAAACAGATTATGATTAAAGATATTAAAAAGAAGAGCAGAAATAGCGAAGAAGATGAAAGTCTTGTTGAAGGCTTGGACACTGCTATAAACGCTGGCTACCTTACCAAAACAAAACCAAAGTTTACTAAGAAGACTAACTTCTCTGCATCTAATCTAACATATGGCTCAGGGGAGTGTCCAAGGTATTGGTCATTAGCCTTTGATGGTCAAATATTCTACGATAACTCAGATGCAATTGGTGTAGCAAATAGAACACAAGGAAGCCTTGGGCACGGAAGAATTCAGGAAGCAATAGAAGCCTCTGGCTTACTTGCAGAAGATTTAGAGTTTGATCCAATACCAAGAAAATATAACCAGCAAACTCATCCAGCAATGGAGTTTAGAGTTAAGATTGATGATCCACCTTTTGATGGGTATGGAGATGTCATGCTTGACTACAAAGGTGAAAGACTTATTGGTGAAATTAAAACAGTAAGAAGCGACGACTTTGAGCATAAAAAATTAAGTAGAAAACCTAAAATGGGTCACTTAATGCAATTACTAATGTATATGAAGGTTTGGAAAATTGGCAAGGGTGTAATGATTTATGAAAATAAAAACAATCATGAACTACTCACCTTACCAGTTATAGTAAATGATCAATATCGTACTTGGGTAGATGAGACATTTGAATGGATGAGAGTAGTTTACAAAAGTTGGCAAGATAAACAATTGCCAGAAATTCCTTATCGTTCAAATTCAAGAATTTGCAAGTCGTGTCCTATTCAAAAAGCATGTGCTGAAGCAGGAGACGGAACAATTAAGATTAAACCTATGAAATTATTAAAGGACGAGAAAGATGAATAAATGTGAAATTATGTGACAGGTGCGAGACCCAGTTTACACCAAAGGTAAGTTATCAAATTTATTGTGGAGATATTTGTAGAGAAGAAGCCACCAAAATAAAGATAGCCGAAAGGTATCAAATAACTCGTAGACAAAGAAGAATAGGCAAGAAAAGACTTTGTATTGGCGGTTGTAAAGAACAACTTTCAATATACAATGACTCTGGGTTTTGTTCTAATTGCAATATAAATAAAAAAGAAGTAGACAAGATGCTAAAACAACTAAAAGGATTTTTTGACTATGAACAAAAATGACCCAAAAACAATTTGTGCGATTGATGCAAGCACTAATAGTCTTGCTTTTGCTATTTTTAATGATAACAATCTAGGTAGTATTGGTAAAATTAATTTTAATGGAAAAACAAATTATGAAAAAGTAATGGACGCCTGTTCTAAGACAAGGGCATTCTTTGAACATTTTGGTGGATTTGAAGCAATTATAATTGAACATACTGTATTTATGAACAGCCCTAAAACTGCTGCAGATCTAGCATTAGTTCAGGGTGCACTACTAGGTGCTGCTGGATTAACTGGAACAAAAGTTATAGGAACTGTATCACCAATAACCTGGCAAAATTATTTAGGAAATAAAAGACTAACAAAAGAAGAGCAGTTGGTTATTAGATCAACAAACCCTGGGAAATCAGTTTCTTGGTATAAAACATACGAACGGCAAATAAGAAAAGAAAGGACCATAAAATTAATTGAAATCAATTATGATAAAATTATTAACGACAATGACGTTGCTGATGCTTGTGGTATCGGCCATTGGGCTATTAATAACTGGAATAAAGCAGTAGGAGAAGATAAATAATGCCAGAGTTAAATGCAAACATACCGCCAATACATTGCTATGTTAGAGGTAATTATTTAAGAAACCATCAAGATAGTCACGATAAATATTTTGAATGCGTTATATTTGGTGTTTCAAGCATCAAGTCAAGAAGTCCGTTATTTCATATTATGATGGAAGATGGGGGCTTATGGTGGAGACTTCCAATATCTGCATTCTGTACAGAGCCAGGCGTTCCAGAAATTGATTTGCATAATTTAGTATTGTGGAATTCATTTAGTCATCATGTTTCTGTAACTAAATTTGAAAACTTGACCAATCTTAGAATGTCTTATATTGATAGAACTAAAACTTTTATTAAGGGAACATACTTATTTACCCTTGACTGGCACAACCCCGATACAAATGTGCTAGATGATGGCTACTCAGAAAGCCCAGCAGATCATAAATGTGGGCACGTTATACAGCGAGATGACGGTAACTTTGCTATACAACCAAACAACAGAGTTAGAGTCTATGAACCATCCTTTACGCTCAAAAAAGAATACGTCATTGATAGAATAATTAATGAAAGAAAATATGATGTAGAAAATCAAGACAAATGGATAATGGAAAACTCTGATAGATTTAACTATGATATTAATTTAAACGAAGTTGACAAATAACCCCCATGGCTGCTAAACTATATACAAGCGAGGCTTGGCTACGTAAAAGATTTCTTATGGATAAAAAATCTCCACAAGATATTGCTAAAGAGTGCGATGCTAGCGTTGAAACTATATATGTATACCTTGCAAAATTTGGATTAAGGAAGTCAAAAAGATGAAACTAAAACCAGTTTATGAAGATGTTAAATATTTTAATTGTAACGATCTTTATCTTCGTTCCATTGGAGCACCTTCGGGCAATTTAATTTGGAAAACATGTCACTCTATAGCACAGATGCTTATAGAAAAAAATATAGCGTATGGAGATTCTGCTCTTGATCCTGTAAGAATTTTTAGTAAGTCAGACCCAGCAGAACAACTTAAAGTTAGAATTGATGACAAGTTAAGTCGTTTAATGAAAGGTACAGACTACCCTGGAGATAATGACATTGATGATTTAATAGGATACTTAGTTTTATTAAAAATAGCAAAGGAAAAAAATGTCAACTGAATCAGAACTAATTGAGCATCTTGATGAAGTTAATAAGGTAGTTACAGAATACCTTAAAGGGCAAGATCCAACAAAAATTTCTAAAGAATTGGATATTCCACGTACTCGTGTTGTTTCATTAATTAATGAGTGGAAGGTTATGGCATCTGCAAATGATGCAATTCGTGCACGGGCTAAAGAAGCCCTTGCGGGTGCTGATACTCATTATAGTAAACTAATCACGAAGGCTTATGAAGTTATTGATGAATCAAGTTTAACTAATAATCTTAGTGCAAAAACTCAGGCAATTAAGTTAGTTATGGATATTGAAAAATCTAGAATTGAAATGTTACAAAAAGCAGGGCTTTTAGAAAACAAAGAACTTGCAGAAGAAATGGTTGAAATTGAAAGGCGACAAGAGGTTCTTGTTGAAATCTTAAGAGACATTGCTTCAACTCATCCAGAGGTTCGTGATTTAATTATGAAGCGTCTTTCTCAAATTGCTAAAGAGGGAGAGGTAATTACCATTGTCCAAGATGTTTAATGACTTCTTAGAAGTTTTAAAAGAAAATCAATTTGACGAAATTCCAGTAGACGCAAAAACATTTGTTGAGTCTGCTGATTATCTTGGACAGCCACAACTATCCTTAATTCAGTATGAAATTGTAGAAGCGATGAGCCAAATTTATCGTAAAGAAGAACTACAAGAAATATTTGGATCAGTTGCTGGTGCTCAATATTTTGATAAATATACTAAAAATGAAATTATTTTGCAACTTGGCAAGGGATCTGGAAAAGACTTTGTATCAACGGTAGCCTGTGCATACATAGTGTATAAACTGCTATGCCTTAAAGATCCTGCTAGGTATTATGGAAAACCAAGCGGGGATGCAATTGATATCATAAACGTAGCCATCAACGCACAACAAGCAAAGAACGTATTCTTTAAAGGTTTTAAAACTAAGATAGAAAAATCACCGTGGTTTGCAGGAAAGTATAATGCAAAGGCTGACAGCATTGAGTTTGATAAATCAATTACCGTTTACTCTGGACACTCAGAAAGGGAATCGCATGAAGGGTTAAACTTATTACTCGCAGTTCTTGATGAAATTTCTGGTTTTGCATCTGAAGTTGGAACTGGTAATGAGCAAGGTAAGACTGCAGAAAATATTTATAAAGCATTTCGTGGGTCTGTAGATTCTCGTTTTCCAGATTTAGGAAAAGTAGTACTACTTTCATTTCCTCGTTACCAAGGTGACTTTATTTCTAAAAGGTATGAAGATGTTATTGCAGAGAAAGAAACTATTGAAAAGAAACATCTTTTTATTATGAATGAAGACCTGCCACACGATGATCCAAATAATCAATTTGAAATTGCATGGGAAGAAGATACAATTCTTTCTTATAAGGTTCCAAAAGTTTTAGCACTTAAAAAAACAACGTGGGAAGTAAACCCAACAAGAAAGATAGATGATTTTAAACTAGCATTCTACACAGACCTTGGTGATGCCATGATGCGCTTTGCATGTACGCCAACATTTGCATCAGATGCATTCTTTAAACAAAAAGACAAGTTAGAAAAATGTATGACATTAAGAAATCCAGTTGATAACTTTAGAAGGTTTGATGAATCATTTAAACCTGATCCAGAAAAAATATATTACATTCACGCTGACCTTGCACAAAAACACGACAAGTGTGCTGTAGCAATTGCTCATGTAGACAAGTGGGTAAACATTCAAGTTATTAAAGATTATGAACAAGTTGCGCCAATGGTTGTTGTTGATGCAGTTGCTTGGTGGGAACCAAAGTCAGAGGGTCCAGTTAACTTATCAGAAGTAAAACAATGGATTATTAATTTACGCAGACAAGGATTTAATATTGGGGTTGTTTCATTTGACCGTTGGCAGTCATTTGATATCCAACAAGAATTAAAAGCAGTAGGCATAAAGACTGACACCGTTTCTGTTGCTAAAAAACATTACGAAGACTTAGCCATGATGATATATGAAGAGAGAGTTGCAATACCAAGAATTCCTTTATTGCTGGAAGAAATGTCAGAACTCAAAATTATGAAAAATACTAGAGTTGATCATCCACGTAAAAAATCTAAAGACCTAGCAGATGCTGTATGTGGCGCAGTATTTGGAGCGATATCACATACGCCTAAAGATTCTAACCATGAGATTGAGATTCATACTTGGTCTACCTCTGCACGACTTGCAGAGAAACAGAGAGATATGGTAGAATTAGACAACAAGGAAATGCCTAAAGATGTTAGAGATTTTCTTGATAGATTAAACATTATATAAACTAATAAGGAGAAGAATGAATTCATTTAAGAAACTTGCCACAGTCTTGGCTGCAGCCTTGACACTTGGCGTGATGTCGGCACTTCCGACACAGGCTACAGTATATGCTGACGTTGTCACCATTGATGCCGTAGCAGATACAATTAATCCTGGTGAGACTGCAACAGCAGTAGTATCAGTATCATTTTTGGGAACAAGTATTGGAGATACCGTTTCGGTAATATCTGCAGTACTATCTGCCCCATCTACTGCTAGCGTTCCACAGTTTGCCGTTACAGAAACATCTAGCGCAACAGTGGCACTATCAGCAGACACAAAAACAGCAGCAGTATCTCCAGCAACTAATACTTCTGGTTATGTTACTGCAAAGTTGACATCATCATTTTATGTGCCTACCGTCGCTGGATCATATGTAGTTAGATTTATCCCTACATTGACTAGCGCATCTGGTTCAGTTACATCTGCTGCCATTACATGGACAGTTACTGTTACCGCTCCAGACCTTAAGGCATCAACTGCTTATACAACATCTTTTATTAATACTGGAGAAACAA